GTCATCCAGCGTGGAGCGATCAGAAGGCATAGCGGCGCTTCCCCTTGCTGGCTTCCCCTTGGCGCATCGCGAGCTTGTCGCGGCGCTTGCGGCGGCGCTCCTCCTTTTCCGGACGGTCGCGGAAGCGGTCGCGGCTCTCGGTGTAGGCGGCGCGGCTCACAGCGCGAAAGTCCCGAAACCGAACTTCGCCTCATAGAAGGCGTTTTCGGCGATGAACCGATCCGCGAGCGTGCGGAGCGACGGTTTGCGGCGGTATTCGCGGCAAGCGACGTGATACTGGTGCTGCAGCAGTTCAATCTTGAGCCAGCGGGCGAACTTCTTGAGCATTGGTTGTCTCCTCTGTTGACCCGTCCATCTTAGACGAGTCGGCTATGGAGTCAACTGATTCGTTTGCAGAAAGTTCGTTAATAAGTTGAGCGGGTTTGTTAAGGTTAACGGACGCGTTACGGAAAGAAAAGAGGGGCTCTCGCCCCTCCTCTCAGTATCCGGGATGTCCCCAAAGCCGTAAAGTCGCGGCGGCGTCCCTGCTTCCGCTTAGAGCAGCGGCGAGGACCAATTGGGCCGCTTCGATCAGCCACCACGGCCACCCCTTGTTAGGGCGCGAGGCGTTCGCCTCTGTGTAAGCAGCAACGAAGCGCGAAGCATCCGGATTGCCCTTCTTGGACTCGGCCTTAACGGCTTTCCACGCGCTTTCTCGCATCGCCTTGAAGTGATCCGGACCGGCGTCCGCACGCAGATAGGTCAAGGCAAACCCATATCCGTCCGGATAGGTGCGCTTGGTTTCAGCGAGGCAAGTATCGATCAAATCCATGGTCATCTCCTGTTGACCCCTCCACCTTAACCGATTCGTTGACAAGGTCAAGCGATTCGTTCGCTAATAGGTTCGTTAATGGGTTGACCGGATTTGTTAAGGTTAACGGCGAGTTCGCTCGCAAGAAAGAGAGGCTTTCGCCTCTCCCTCTCAGTCGTCCAGCGGCGCAGGCGGGTCGGTCTCCCTATCCCACAACGGGGCAGGGCCTCCCGTCTCATCCCACAGGTCTGCAGTGGTGAAGTATTCCGGCCCGGACAAGTCATAATCCGTTGGGAGCATGTAGCGGACCGCTTCCGCGAAAGTCGCAAAGCATTTGTCGGAATCGGAATCATCATCGCGGATACAGAACCCGTTCTCAGTCCGGTAAATCGGAGTCTTGCGGTTGCCTTCCCTATCAGGGGAATGGTCGCGCCATTCGCCTTGCCAGTCGCGAGCCGCGTCGCGGTTTGCAGCACATTCCTCGGACTCGATGTAGTCCTGAAAGCCGCGATTCAGGCCGTGAAACACACAATCGCGGACCTTTTCAGGCAGATCGATCCACCGCAGATCGCGAGCTTCGCCGGATTGCACCTGCGAATCCGCATATCCGACGATGTCGCCACCTTCACCCCACATTCCCACGCCTTGCGGGTGAGTCGGGTTCGTCGAGGCGTGGAAATAGTCCCCATCGCAAGTGATCACGGTGAATCGATCAGCGGTTTCGCCGCCGTTGTCGATGATCCGAAAGATGAAAGGCTTGAGGTCGTCGAGATTGCGGAAAAGCATGATTCGTCTCCTGTTGACCCGTCCAGAATAGCGATTCGCTCAACCAAGTCAACAACCTTTTGCGCAACCCGCTAACGAACCTGTTAACCTTAACAAACCCTTTAGACAAATTAACCAAAGAACGAATCGGTAACAAAAGAGGGGCCGAAGCCCCTCTCGTTTGTCAAGCCTCCCGGTTTGCGAGCTTGTATAGCTCTGTCATCGCTTCGTTGTCGGAGTGATCCGCGATCAGTTCATCGCCGGGACCGTTCTGGTAGACCAGATAGAGCGATCCGAGGCTTTCGCCTTCCGCGCTACGGATGCGGAGCGTGTCGGCTCCCGTGGTTGCCAGAGCGGCGAGGATCGTGTTGCGGTCGGTCGACTGCTTGACGGTCCACTCTTCACCGTCGTTGACGCTCACCTTGTATCCCTTGCCGAGGGCGGCGCGGACGAGGCGACGAGCGACTGCAGCTTCTTCCTTACCGGCGTAGAGGTCGAGAGAGATTTGGGCGGTGGTGGTCATTGGTCGTCTCCTCTGTTGATGTGTTGAGACTAACGCCGGTTGTGATTCGGGTCAAGCGATTCGTTGAGAAAAAAGTTAGTTAACAAGTTCGTTGGTGCCGTTAACCTTAACAGACTGTTACCGCAAAAGAAAAGGGCAGACCCTTAGGTCTGCCCTTGCGGGAGTAGCTCCCTTTGCCCTTCTTGGGGCGGACTTTCCGTTGTCGGAAGACAGGATTTGCGAGCGATCCCGCAATCCCGTTACGTCGATTGTGTTGCATGCTCATGCGCCTTGTTGATGCGGTCAAAGTGGTCGCGTGCCGCTTCGACGGTGGAATGCCATTGGCCGTGCCGCGAGCCTTCAAATGCCCACAGGACGCCCCATTCGTTTTCACGGTGGATGGAGCGCGATCCGGCGGGATACATACCTTCACGACGGAAGACGAGGTAGATGGGACGCCCGAGGCGGTTGACGCCTTCCATGAGGACCTTTTCACCGGTCATGAAGAACATATCGGACATCTGACTTCTCCTCTGTTGACGCCACCAGAGTAAGGTCGATTCGCGATTCGGTCAAGTAAAAAGTTGAGCCAAAAGTTCGTTAATGAGTTGGCCGGGTTTGTTAAGGTTAACGGCGGTGCGGTCGCAAAAGAAAGCTCCCGCTACATTCCTGTAGCGAGAGCGAGAATGATTAGGCCAAGGGCGATTCGGATCAATCCGTCGAGACAACCCATTAGCAGAAGATTGCCCGTAGACGGGCATAGGAAGCCGCTGTGATGCTCCCGCCCTGATTGGTCGGGTGAAGCGAATAAAACGTCTCAGCGCCCGTCTGGAAGTCCCGTTCCGGGTCGCAAGAGTTGAACCATGTTCCCGAGTCTTCCATCCCGCGACGGCCAAGGAAAAGCTCAGCGTCGCGAAGAGTCCAGTCGAGCGAACCGGCGGGCCACTTGGACTCGTCGAGGGCTTCCTCCACCGGCACGCGGAGCTTGAATTTCGGTTCGATAAAGCCGCGTTCCTCAGCGTCGCCGTGTTCGGCGCTTTCGGGAGTGATGACTTCGTAGGTGATTCGCATTGGCTGTCTCCTGTTGACTTGATCAACCTAGCGATTCGGCTGGACAGGTCAAGCAGAAAGTTTACTAACAGGTTGTGTAGGGAGTTAACAGGTTTGTTAAGGTTAACGGAACGGTTGCCCAAAAGAAAAGAGGGGCTTTCGCCCCTCTCCCTTATCGAACCCAATATGTCACGCCGTCCAGTTCGGCGCTCGTGTAGTCCATCTGCAGTTCGCGGGTCGCTTTGTCCCAATCGATGCAGTTGTTAGGCCATTGAGCGTCGCGGTTGATCGCGCCGATGTCCTCGGCAAGCTCTTGTGCGTATTCCTTGAAATAGGAGTCGCGGATCAAGGTTTCGCCGTGGTGCCAATCGCTGCAATAGGGTTCGAGTTCGTCGCGGAACGCCTTGAGCGTCGCAAGCTCTTCCGCTTCGTCGCTCTTGTCCCACGCCGCGAGCGCTTCCTTAGCGGCGCTCAGGTTGGCGGTGAGTTCGCCGGAAGGGTCGACTCCGTTGTGCTGCGTGATCGCGTCCGCGTCGTCGAATTCGGCTTGTGCGTCGTCCAGCGCCTCTTGCGCCTCTTCCACGTCAGACTCGAGCGCTTCGCGTTCGCCTTCGAGTTCTTCGATTCGTTCGTTGATGTGGCGAGTGTCGATTGTATTGGCGCGGTTGGAAATATCAGCCATGGTTGCGCTTCCCCTTCTTGATCCAGTTCGAGAGGGCCGCAATGCGGTCCCGGCGGGCTTTCTGTCGCTTCGTCATCTGGTCGTCTCCTGTTGACACGAATCACCCTAAACGATTCGCCTATGGAGTCAACTGATTCGTTAGCCAAAAGGTTCGTTAATGGGTTGGGCAGATTTGTTAAGGTTAACGCCGGAGTTGGTTGGATTGCGCCGGTTTCCCGGCGCGGCATCATCCCAAGGACTCACGGTATCGAGCGTGTGCCATATCGGACAACCATTCGGCCTGACGCCGATTGCATTCGATTTGAGCAAGGGTCACCCCTTCTCGCGTATTCAAGGCGGATTGACCGGCCCGGATCAGTTCCAGCGCGTCGCGTAGCTCGCTTTCGCGGTTAGCGGGCAGACCCTTGGATGAAAGAACAGGCATTCGTCGTCTCCTCTGTTGACGACTCCACCTTAGCGATTCGGTTGACTAGGTCAAGTGATTCGTTGACTTTTGAGTTGGTTACGAAGTTGGTAAGGTTTGTTAAGGTTAACGGCGACGGCTGGCAAAAGAAAAGGGGCCGGAGCCCCTTCGTATTATGGGTTCTTCGTCGTCCATGCTCAAAACTCCCGCCGGAAGCCATAGGGAAGGGCATAAGCCCAATCGTCCGCGTGATTGTCGGCGAAGCGTTCCAACGCCTTCGCTACTTTCTCAGTCATGATCCCGACGAAGCGGGCCGTGAGGCCGCGATGGGTCCAGACAGATACCCGGACATAATCGCCGCCGATCATGCTGTTGAACTTCGCGAGCATGTAAGAAGCGGCGAAGGCGTCGCATTCCTCTGTTTCGCTAACGAATGTCGCCACTAGGCGCTGTTGCCAGTAGAACGGCTTGCCCGACGCGTCGTCCCATGCCTTGTGCCGGGTTTCGAGCTTGATCCGTATCGAAGTCATCTTGTCGTCTCCTCTGTTGACGACTCATGTATGCACTGATTCGCTAACCCGGTCAACAACTATTTTCGCAACCTTTTCGCGACTTTCCTGTTAACCTTAACGGCCCGTTAAACGTGAAAAGAGAGGGGCCGGAGCCCCTCTTGTCAGTTCCGGCGGTTCCCGTCCTCGTCGAATGTGTAACCATTGGCGGACATCGCCTCTTCGACATACTCGTCGGATGACATATACTCATCCTCGGCGCGAAGTTGATCGTAAAGCCATTGGGCAAGGCGCTTGCAAGGCTCCCTAAGCTCCTCGGCGCGGTCCGTCGCGGCGTCGCTCCACCGTAGTTCGCTAGGCTCCACCGTGAAGCCGTAGCGGTCCTGATAGCGAACGGTGAAGGAATCGCGATAGAAGCCCTTGGCGAAGATTGCCGTTACAAGGTTTGCGATTGCGTGAAGCTCGCCGTCTTTGGGCGCGTATTCGCGGATTGCCTTCGCCATGCCCTTCGAAAAGGTCCATTGCCCTTCGAAAGAGGCGTAGTCACTTTGGCAATAGCCAAGTGACCAGTAGATATTGGGCTCGTAACGCGTCGCGCCGCCCATGGTCCGAATCGGATGGGTCCGGAGCGCGATTCCGAGAATTGCCGCGACGCGCTGGAAGTCTTCGAGGACCGAGTCGAAGTCCCATGTTTCGCGGCAGGATGAAAGCCAAGCCTTCGCAGCTTCCTTCGCCGAGTCGGAAAGTTCCTCGTATGTGTAGAGGGTAATCTCTTTGGTGATGGGCATTGCTCGTCTCCTGTTGACGAGTCGACCTTAGGTGATTCGCCTAAAAGGTCAAGTGATTCGTTGCCCAAAAGGTTGACCAAAAAGTTGGTTAACGAAGTTGCTGGATTCTGTTAAGGTTAACGGCGGGTTATGGGCAAAGGCAAGAGGGCATTAGCCCTCTTACCGCTATGGCTTGAATTCAGTGCCCTTGTCATAGCTGTATTTCAAATCAGCCTTGAGCGCCGCGATAGATTCATCGCTCAAACCATCTTTGAGCATGAACGCCGGACAAACTTCCTTCCCGCCAAGGTAGTGCATCTGCACGATGATCCCGCTACCCATCATTCGGGACCGGCTGGCATTGCCGATTTGCCGATCCGCGAAGTGGTAGACGTGAATCAGTTGCGCTTCGAGTTCCCTCGTTTTGCGCTTGAGGTTGTCAATCTCAAGCTGCAGAGCGATTGCTTTCTTGCCCATCATTCCACCTCGTAAAAGCAAAGGTCGAAGGAATAGTGCGGTTCGCAAAGACGGCCCGTCAGGTCCATGATCACGAAGCTCGCCGCGATTGCCCATTCGAAGGGACCAGCCTCCCAAGAGACGCCCCAACAGGTCGAGCCTTGCACGCGATCTTGACCCGGACGCCACGCGAAGACTTCGTAAATCGGGTCCATGCCAAATTCCTTCGCGAGCTTGCGAAGGCAATCGTAAAGGCGATTCGTGCATTCGGACGCCGCCGCCTTGCCCGTCAGGGACCGGTCATAGCCCTTGAAGGCTTCGCGGATTGCCGTGTCGAGCAGAGCCTTTTCGAGCTTTTCTTCGTCAAACATGATTCGTCTCCTCTTGATGTCTCAATCTACCGATTCGCGAACCATGAGTCAACCTATCAATCAACCTATTGCGAACGGCTGGCAACCCATCTGTTAACCTTAACGGCGGGTTAAGGGGAAGGAAAGAGGGGCCGGAGCCCTAGCTTTCCCCATAGGTTGCATTGACGTGATTGACCGTAGCGTCCCAAAGCGCTCTCGCTTCGAGTTCTTCCGGCGGATAGATCGAGTCCGGCGGTCTGTGTCCTGTCATGTTGTTCTGGACGGTCCATTCCGCTTGCGCCTTAGCGCCTTCGAGCGTGAAAGCCATGCTGCTATGGCTTCCCTCAAAGGCAATCGTGTGTGAGCTTCCCGGTCCGGTCTGGCAAGGCACGCCGCCATGATCCCCGCGCCAAAACTGCCAGACGCGGGCAGGGTGAATTTCGACTTGATAGCGCCCAATCTTGGCCGTGTGGCTCCCGTCCGGGTGAGTCGTCCATCCTGTGTGTCTCATACGCCGCAAGCTCCCTTGAACCGATCCGCATCGAAGTTCGGGTTATCGTTCCGAAAGGTTCCGGTGAGGTCACACACCAGCAGATGCAACGTCTCTTCCGGCGAGCGCTTCTTTCGTCCGATTGCGCTTGCCTGTCGCGTGCGGGCGATTGCAGCCGCGATTGCCTCATAGTGACGGGCTTGGAATTTCGGCTTTGCCAATGGTCGTCTCCTCTGTTGACGACTCACCTATACCGATTCGCAACCTTTGAGTCAACCTATGAATCAACCTTTCGCGAACGGCTGGCAACCAATCCGTTAACCTTAACAACCTGTTGCCAAATGGGCAAAGCCCTAGCGCCACAGTTCGGACGCTAGGGCCACAAAGATGAGTCCGGCGATGATTCGGACGACTCCGTTTAGACATCCCACCGCTAGAACTCCCATTCCAGTTCCAGCATGAGGCTGTGGCTGAATTGGTGAGAGATGTAATCCTTGATTCCGTTCCTGTCGCGGCCCGAAACTTTGAGATGGAATCCATGTTCGAAGGATGGAGTCGCGGTGATCGTGTGGTCCGTCCATCCATCATAGAAGCCGCCTTCGTTCATGTGATGGAACGAGGTTCGGAAAACGAGCTTGTCGCCGTCCGATTTGTCGAGATCGATTTGCGTTCCCGCGTCAAATCCTGATCCGCTTGGGAAATGATCCGAGAGGATTCCACGAATCCTATCGTCCCACTTCGCGAACCATTCAGGATTGAATCCGTTGTCGCAGCGTTTGCGAGCCGCTACGGCGATTGCGAGACCACGATAGATTCGGCGAGTGAAAGGCATGTCAAAGCTCCTCTGTTGACGACTCAGTTGTGTAATAGGTTGACTGATTCGTCAAGCGATTTGTTCGCCGAAGGTTGCGGAATGAGTTTTAAGGTTAACGCGAGAAGGATTCCGTTAAGGTTAACAGACGCGTTAAGGTTAACAGACGCGTTAAGGTTAACAGACGCGTTAGGGTTAACAGACGCGTTAAGGTTAACAGACGCGTTAAGGTTAACAGACGCGTTAAGGTTAACAAATGGGTTGATTCGGTTAACCTTACCGGGCCGTCCGCGATCTGCGAAAATCCGGGCGAAAATGGAATCTCAAATTTGATTCCGCCAAAATGACTTCGTTCGATAGCTCGCGGCGCGAAAATGGTCGCGCTCGATAGCTCGCCAAAATGACCTCGTTCGATAGCTCGCCAAAATGGCTCCGCTCGATAGCTCCGGGCAAGGCGCTCAGGCGTGATCGGCTGGTCGCCAAGATCGCTACAAGGACTGTGAAATCACAACGCCAAAGCACTTGTCGGACGACTCGGAAGCTCTGTCATAGCGTTATTTATGCTGTATGCAATAGGGTTGAGCTTTAAGTTGCCTAAAGGGTGACTTTGAAGGGCGAAAATTGGCTCGAAAAGGGTTGACTTTTCCGAAAATCGTGAAGTTGGCCGAGCGGCTGGTGGGCACCGGTCTGGATGTCTCCGGATCGGGCCGTCGAGCGCCGTCCAAAACCTTAGCTCGACGACCTAAGCAAATACTCAAACCCTTAGTGGCCTCCTAATGGTGATGCGACAAAATATCCCATGGAATCAGGGTTTCGCAGATGGCGATTCTAAGATTTTGGGACCATGCCAAAGCTCCTAAGGTTTCCCGTTTTATTAGGAGGAGCAGAATTCGGGTCGTAAAAAAGGGTGGTGAGCGTGTGATGGTGGCTTCGAGAAGCTCGTCCGCGCCGATCTGAGAGCGGCTGGATGCTCCCGAACGGTGTCAGCAGGCCGTCAGGACGGCTCAGGAGCGCTAAGATGCTCCCGGACGATGTCAGGGGAGGGTGCCGGGTGTTGGAGAGGCTTAGGGTCCCCGGTGTCGAAAATTGTGAGGGACCCATCTCCTGAATCGAGAAGGGTCCCGCCGGGACCGAAGGGAGAGGGTCCCGGCGAGGTTGTTAAGGTTAACGGCTAAAGGTCTGGATCACCGATCTGTTAACCTTAACGGATCGTAAACTCGGTAATCAGCGTCGATTTGTAGTCCCACCGAGCTTTCGAGCGCCCTTCTTACCGCCTTTTCGAGCATGTTCAAGGAATTGTGAGGTCATGTCGACTTGGTCGTCATGTTTTCCGTTCGGGAAAGCCACAAGTTCCTTGAGATAGTCGGGGAGCCACGACGCGGTTTTCGGCAGGTATACTTGCCCGCCCTCGATCATCGGCGTGACGCGGTCGAAACGGAACTCCTTCGAGTTCTGGCCGACCTCGATGGGGATGATCGGAGCCGGTGCCGAGGACTTCCCACGGTGGGTCTGGATGTAGCTGGTGCCGTTGCCCTTGTCTTCGACGAGGATCGCGTTCGCCTTCCAGCGGGTTGCCATGGCTGCGATCTGCTCCTGCAGCTTCACGAAGTCCGGTTGGTCCCGATACACGTCGGCCAGATAGTGATTGTTGTTCCGATCCGTGAACCAGACACCGATGACGGTGAAGTCGTTGCGCTCGTTCTGCTTCGAGGCCGTGTCCACGGACAAGGTGATCCGCTTTGTGTCCTCAGGCTTCGGAAGCGCCTCGTATTCCTTGAACCAACCCTTCTGGACGGTGCCGCCGTCGATGTCGATGGGCGTCCCTTGGTAGAGGGAGTTCCACGACGGCGCGGTCATCTTCGAGCGGAAATTTTCTAGCTCTGAAATGTTGAAAAGTTCGGGCCAAAGTGCTTCTCCGCGACGCCGACCTAAGATGTCGTTATCGTCCTCGGCAATGGCGGGCAAGTTGATGATCTTGTAGAGGAACTTGGTCTCTTTAGGATCGAGATGCGACAAGTTGTCGAGCATCTGCTTCATGATCGCGTGATCGAGAGACTCCGGAGTATCGAGACCTTCGCGCTGCAGGATCGTCTTGATCTGTTCACGCTCGGTCTCGGAGATTCGAC